CAAGGAACACAAGGTACTCAGGGAATTCAAGGATTGCAGGGTATCACTGGTTCAACGGGTGCTCAAGGAACACAAGGTACTCAGGGAATTCAAGGATTGCAGGGTATCACTGGTGCTCAGGGAATCACAGGCACAACTGGTGCTCAGGGCACTGTAGGCACAACTGGTGCTCAAGGTATTACGGGTACAACTGGCAATACAGGATCAACAGGTGCGCAGGGAGCTGTGGGTACAACTGGCAATACAGGATCAACAGGTGCGCAGGGAGCTGTGGGTACAACTGGCAATACAGGATCAACTGGTAGCACTGGTGCTCAGGGAACAATTGGCACAAGTGTGACAGGTGCTCAGGGAACACAGGGTACAACCGGTGCATCAATTCTTGGTACAGCAAATACGTTCTCTCAGAATAATATATTTTCTTCCAGATTATCCGTTGGACCTGGTTCTTATTATGGTGGAATGAAAACTGGTGCTCTTGAGCTAGGAGACACTGGTCAAAACTACCTTTATACTAGCGGATGGTCTGGATCTATGGGGGCTGGTATTTTAGCTAATTGTGCGGATCAATGGGAAATCAACATTCACGATTCTGGGACTCGAGTTGTTTCTCCATTAGCTTTTTATGGTGGTGGTTCAAATTATATAATGATGGGTCGTGATATTGGTTGGGGGACAACTTATGTTGAAGCAGCTCAAAGTTTTCGCGCTCCAATCTTCTATGATAGTAATGATACAGCGTATTATGTAAATCCAGCCGCAGATGGAGTGTCGGCAGCACTGGCACGTTCTGTTTATATTGGCGACCAAAGCGCCGATGGTGTCCTTTGGGATTATGGAAATGGAGCATATCGTCCCGGTATGCAGATCCGAGGTTCTTATCCGCACATTGATCTAATTGGTACTACGACAAACGGAAATCACGGCTCTACGCTAAGGTTCATGGCGTATGACAGTGGGGCAAGTGGTGCATACAAGCATTGGGTTATTGGAACCTCGTCTAATAATGCAGTTTTTCTGGACTTCGGGTATGCCGCAAATGCGTCTAATCCGCATCAGGGTATTTCTGGATACAGTGGAACGACAACAATGCGTATGACCTCCAATGGTTATGTGGGCATTGGCGGAAACTGGGGTCCATATGGGTCTGTTGCAAATCCAAGTTATAATGTTCACGTTCAAGGGACGGGATATGCTAGTAGTGATTTCCGTGCGCCACTTTTCTATGATAGTAATGACACAAGTTATTTCTTAGATGCAAATTCTGGCTCAACACTGAGTGGTTTAAAATTAAACGCTGCTTGGGGTGGAAGTCCATACGGATTGGCGCAATTTACAATTCGCGCAAATTATCCTTCTATTGTTCATCGTAACACAGATAATGGAGGTTATTGGCTTGTTCACCATGCGGCAGATAACACACTGAATTGGTATGGTGGTACCACTGGCGGAGTTGATGCTACTGCTTGGTCTCGGAATATGTTTCTAGATATGTCGGGCAATCTAACGCTCGCTGGTAATGTAACTGCATACTCGGATGCAAAATTAAAGAAAAATGTAAAAACAATTGATAACGCTCTTAATAAGGTTATGTCCTTGCGAGGGGTAAATTTCGATTGGATTGCAACGGGTAAAGCAAGTATTGGCCTCATTGCACAAGAAGTTGAAAAGATATTGCCCGAAGTAGTATCAAGTACCGAAGAATGTGAAGTTGGCACTGCTACTGTAATTGATACTATAAAATCAGTTGACTACTCAAAGATTGTATCAGTTCTCATCGAAGCAATCAAGGAACAGCAGCAACAAATCGAAAAACAACAATCTCAGATCGACGAGTTAAAATCACTCGTTCAATCTATCACGAATAAATAACACTACAATGGCAATTACATACACATGGAAACTCACAAGTCTGAAGAAGGTGGCCGTCGGAACATTCGACGACTTCGTCTGCCAGACTTATTGGAAAAAAATCGGAACCGACTCGGATAACAACGTCGGTGAATTCTCGGGAGCAACTCCTTTCACGCCTGCGGCTGATGCGGATCCTGCAACTTTTGCAAAGTTTGAGGACCTCACGGAAACACAGGTTCTGAATTGGGTGAAAGCCGTTGTGATCGGAGGTTACGAGACACACGTTAATGAGGCGATTCAAGCGCAGATTGACGCAAAGAAGAATCCCGTCACTGAAGTTCAGGATGGCAAATTCCCATGGAGTCCTCCTAGCAGCAATACACCTCCCGTTATTCCTTAATTTCGAGTATTGTTGAGTCGTCATGGCACTTCCAAATAATACAACCATTAGTCTCAACCAGGTTAACGTGGAACTCGGCCTTGGGGGCACTACGACAATTAATATGAACCAGGCAAGCGTTCGTACTTTATTTGGTGTTGCGAGCGGACAGATTTCGATGAGTAACGGATGGGGTAAAGCAAATACCTACAGTGTTGATTATTTGTTGGTGGGTGGTGGTGGTGGTGGTTCAAGCGGCGGGGGTGGAGCTGGCAAATATCGCTATGTTACAGGAGTAACAGTTACGGGTGGCTCCGGTTTAGCTGTCACGATCGGTGCAGGTGGTGGTGCAGGTGGTGGTTATAGTTCTTCCGGCGGAATTGGTGGAAATTCTTCGTTTGGATCATTTACTGCATCTGAAGGTGGCGGTGGTGGTGGCTCTTGCCAAGGACATCTTGCAACTCAAGGGGGTTCTGGTGGTGGTGGTGGTCGTAATTATCCAGGCGGTTCTAGTGGAGCTGCCTGGGCTTCAGGCTCAGGCGGTAATGGTTCTAATGGTGGAAATGCGCCTGGAACAAGTCTTGTACCTTGCGGTGGCGGTGGTGGAGCTGGAGCCGCGGGTGGTGACGGTACAGTTGTTTCCGGCAATAACGTATCTGGAAATGGTGGCGTAGGTATTGCCAATTCGATTAGCGGATCATCTACTTATTATGCGGGCGGCGGCGGAGGTGGTTCTACAAATGCAGTTACACCGGGTTCTGGCGGTGCGGGCGGGGGTGGTGCGGGCATTTACATGGGCACTGGTGTGAATGGTACTGCAAATACGGGCGGTGGCGGCGGTGGCGGCGCTGACGGAAATGCGGGCGCAAGTGGTGGAAGTGGTGTTTTAATTATCACTTATTCTGGCTCACAACGCGGATCGGGTGGAACCTATACATCGGTTGGCGGATACTCAATACATACATTTACTTCATCCGGTACATATACACCATAATATTATGGCACACTTTGCAAAAATAGGAATAAACAATGTAGTAGAAAACATTCTGGTTGTTCCCAACGAACAGGAGCATCGCGGACAGGAATTTCTTGCTGTGGATCTACAGCAGGGAGGACGTTGGATTCAGACCTCATATAATCATCGTATTCGTGCGCGCTATGCAGGAATTGGTATGATATATGATGAGGTGAATGATGTGTTCACATATCCACAGCCATTTCCTTCATGGACATATAATCTAACAACATTTGGATGGGACGCGCCAACACCATGTCCATCCTATGAGTTACCGGGTTATCGCTGGAATGAAGAGCAGCTTGCGTGGATTGCGAATGCTCCGCTTTAAATTCGAATATAAATAGAGTACATCGCTCTATTACATGGCATCGACTCCTTACACTAATAAAGACTTCTCGGATAGTCGGCTAAAGACAAACTTTGCGGCAATCTCGACGCCAATTGCCAAAGTTCAGGCGTTGCAGGGTCTCACCTATAATGGTTTAATTCCTCCAGGAAGTGGAATTGAGATTGATACAACGACGCCACAGGTTGGCCTCATTGCACAGGCGGTTCAAGGCGTGCTTCCTCAGGCAGTCATTCGTGCAGACTTTGACGAAGAGTATAATGAAGATGGTACCACCTATTCAGTTTCGGGTGCTGATTATCTCACAGTAGATTACGGTCGAGTTGTTCCTCTTCTCGTTGAGGCAATCAAAGCTCAGCAGGTACTCATTGCCGCAGGAATTGGTACTCAGGGAATTCAAGGTGTTCAGGGTCTGACGGGTATTCAAGGTTCACAGGGATTACAAGGCGCTCAAGGTACACAAGGACTGCAGGGTATTATTGGTACTCAGGGTCTCACGGGTATTCAAGGCGCTCAAGGAACACAAGGTACTCAGGGAATTCAAGGATTGCAGGGTATTATCGGTACTCAGGGTCTCACGGGTATTCAGGGAGCGCAGGGATTGCAGGGTGCCCAAGGTACACAGGGCATTCAAGGAACACAAGGTACTCAGGGCACACAAGGAACTCAGGGTCAACAGGGTATTCAGGGCATTCAGGGAATACAAGGCATTCAAGGAATTCAAGGCGTCCAGGGAGCGCAGGGCACTCAGGGACTTCAGGGTATTCAAGGTATCCAAGGTGCGCAGGGTGCACAGGGATTGCAGGGTGCTCAGGGTACACAAGGACTGCAGGGTATTATTGGTACTCAGGGTCTCACTGGTATTCAAGGCGCTCAAGGATTACAAGGCGCTCAAGGCACACAGGGTCTTCAGGGCATACAAGGTACGCAGGGCATTCAAGGTCTAAAGGGAACAGAAATTACAATTTCTGATACGGCGCCGAGTTCTCCATCCATCAACGATCTTTGGTGGAATTCCGTGGGCGGTATGCTCATGATTTATTATTTTGATGGTGACACTTCGCAATGGGTATCTGCCACCGCGGGCATTACGGGATCGCAGGGTACTCAGGGTCTTCAAGGAATTCAGGGCATACAAGGTATCACGGGTGTTCAGGGTATCACTGGTATTCAAGGTACGCAAGGAACTCAGGGTCTACAAGGTATTACGGGTTCACAGGGAACTCAGGGTACGCAAGGACAGCAGGGTATTACTGGATCACAGGGCACTCAGGGAACACAAGGACTACAGGGCATTCAGGGTGTTCAAGGAACTCAAGGCACTCAGGGATTGCAGGGCGCTCAGGGCACACAAGGATTGCAAGGTATTCAGGGCATTCAAGGAACACAGGGTATTCAGGGTACACAAGGTACACAGGGGCTTCAAGGGATCACAGGACTTGCTTTTACCATTGCAAAGACATATGTTTCTGTTGCAGCACTTACTGCAGATACTTCTCCAACAAGCATTGTCGCGGGACAGTTTGCATTGATTAATACAAGCGATGTTCAAAATTCAGAAAATTCGCGATTGTATATCTGGGATGGAGCAGCTTATATTTTTGTCGACGATCTTTCCGGTACCGCAGGTATTCAAGGTATTACAGGTTCAACGGGTGCTCAAGGTACGCAGGGTATTCAAGGTCTGCAAGGTCTGCAAGGTATCACTGGCTCACAGGGCACAATTGGAACGAGCGTAACGGGTGCTCAGGGAACGCAGGGTACAATTGGAGCTCAAGGCATTCAAGGTATTCAGGGTATCACTGGGGCTCAGGGTACGCAGGGTATTCAGGGAATTACTGGTGCTCAGGGCACTGTAGGCACAACTGGTGCTCAGGGTATTACGGGTACAACTGGTGCTCAAGGTATTACGGGTACAACAGGGGCACAAGGCACAGTAGGCTCACAAGGCACAATTGGAACGAGCGTAACGGGTGCTCAGGGAACGCAGGGTACACAAGGAATTCAAGGTATCCAGGGAATTACTGGGTCTCAAGGTATTACGGGTACAACTGGCAATACAGGATCAACAGGTGCTCAGGGAGCTGTGGGTACAACTGGCAATACAGGATCAACAGGTGCTCAGGGAGCTGTGGGTACAACTGGCAATACAGGATCGACTGGTAGCACTGGCGCTCAGGGCACGATTGGTACAAGTGTGACGGGTGCTCAAGGTACGCAAGGCACGGTGGGTACTCAAGGCGCAGGCGGCTTAACGACAACTGATGCAACAACATTAAACGGAATTTCCGCTGTGAATCTGTTTAATAATATGGGGCAGGGGCATTCTACTCGGAGTTCTTTTGACGCAACAACCCCAAGTTACAACCATGGATTTAGATTTGTGCAAGGAAGCACAAATGGTCCTGGTACAGGAGGGGGTCAGTTTTACTCTTATTACATAGGACTAGGTAGCGAATATCCTGCGACTGGTGGCGGTTCTTATGGTGCTATGTTCGCAGTTGATAGAAACACCGCAGTACCATATCACTCTGTAAGATACAACGAAGGTAATAGTTTTAGTTCATGGAGAAAAATTGCTGCTGGTTATGCTGATAGCGCTGGTTCTGTCGATTTTAATAATTTAACAAGCAAGGCTAGCGGTACGGGAACATACACTACAAGTGGTGATTATCGCGCTCCAATTTTCTATGATAGCGATAATACAGCGTATTATACTGATCCAGCAAGTACATCTCGGCTGAGTACTCTCAGAGTTGTTGGAAATGAAATATGGTTGAGCGGCGGTTCGCCCACAATGCACTTTGTTGATAGTGACGAACGAGGTGCTGCACTTCATAACAATAGTAATCTATTTTACATTCTAAGTTCAAATGGAACTGGCGGCGAGTCCTGGTCTCAGAATAATAGCCAATGGCCCTTCTACATTAATCTTAATAATAACAATGCAAACTTTGGCGGTGACATATACGCAGTTGGCAACGTCACCGCCTATTCGGATATAAAACTAAAAGAGAATATTGTTTCGGTTGAAAATGGTCTTGGAAAAGTGCTCGCAATGCGCGGTGTCTATTACAATATGAAAAGCGATTCGGCCAAGACAAAGAGAATCGGAGTCATTGCACAGGAAATTCAAAAGATTCTTCCAGAGGTTGTAAAACTCAGTCAAGATCCCAAAGAAGATCCAGAGGGAACGCTGACAGTGGATTATGGCAACATTACAGCAATTCTCATCGAGGCAATCAAGGAACAGCAGCAACAGATCGAGGAGTTAAAATTACTCGTTCAGTCCATCGCACATAAATAATGATATACTATGAATCAGTTTCCTCCTCTTACGGATCAGTTTGCCAACCTCATGGCAGACACAAAGAAGATATTTGATGAAAGTGGCATTAATGACATTCTCTCAAGCACAGAATTAGTCGAGAAAAGACTTAAAATCTGTGGAGGATGTAAACACTGGGAGGCTTCTCGGTGTAAATTGTGTGGATGTTTCATGGAGACAAAGGCTCGGTTTAAGGCTCTTAAATGTCCTATTGGCAAGTGGTGAGAAAGATATAAATAGATGATCTATGGCCGTACCAAACACACGTCAGACTCTTATTGATTACTGTCTTCGAGCTCTTGGAGCACCCGTTCTCGAAATTAACATTGATGATGATCAGGTGAGCGACAGAATCGATGAGGCATTTCAGTTCTTTCGCGAATATCACCATGAGGCAATCATCAAGATGTATCGAAAGCATCAGCTTTCTGCTCAGGATATTTCAAATCAGTATATCACTCTTCCCGAGTCCATGCTCTATGTGACTCGGTTGTTTCCTCTCACGAACAATTCATCGAATTCTTCTGGAATGTTTTCGGCTCGGTATCAGGTACATTTAAACGATTTGTACGATCTACAGTATGCGGGCGCGCTGGCCAATTATGTAGAGACTCGGCAGTATCTTGAGAGTCTGGATCTCTTGCTGAATGGAACTCCCGCGGTGAGATTCAATCGTCATATGTCACGTCTCAAGATTGATATTGATTGGAGCACCGTGGTTCAGAATGATTGGCTTGTTGTTGAAGGTTATGAAACAGTTGACGAAACTACTTTTACAAAAGTATATAATGATAAATTTCTAAAGCGATATGCCACGGCTCTCTTAAAGCGTCAATGGGGTCAGAATATGTCAAAGTTCGAAGGCATGGTATTACCGGGTGGAGTCACGCTGAATGGCACAAAAATGATGGATGATGCAAATGAAGAAATTCTTGCATTGGAAACAGACATCGTCTACAATTCTTCTCTGCCCGCGGATTTCATGATTGGCTAATATATCGCTATGGCTCGATCTGTATATTTTTCTCAAGGCCGTCAAAGCGAGGCTGAACTCTACGAAAATCTTGTCGTCGAGGGTCTCTCGATATATGGACATGATGTCTATTATATTCCGAGAACAATGGCCTCGAGAGATTTAATCCTGAATGAAGATATTGAATCTAAATTTAGCGATGCCTACATTATTGAAATGTATCTTGAAAATGTTGATGGCTTTGACGGAGATGGTACGCTTTTTACAAAGTTCGGTCTTCAAATTCGAGATCAGGCGACGTTTGTCGTCTCGCGTAAACGCTGGGAAAAATTAATCGGCGCCTTTAATAATGAGATTGTGGATGGTCGTCCGAATGAAGGAGACCTAATCTATCTTCCTCTCACACGTTCTTTCTTTGAAATTAAATTTGTTGAACATAAGTCTCCTTTCTATCAATTGGATAAACTTCCCGTCTATAAACTTCAATGCGAGTTGTTCGAATACTCGAATGAAGATATCTCCACGGGCATTGATGAAATTGACAATATTCAGTCTCAGAATGCAACATCATATTGTTTTGCTGTTGGATCATCAAATTCAATTATGTTTGAAATTGGTGAAACAGTAAAACAGGTTTTATCTCCTGCCACGACAACGACTACCGCGGTCGAAATATCCGCAAAGGTGCTAAAGTTAGAACACGAAACGGCGGGAGATCCCAATAGCAGACTTCTCATCTTCCTTGGAGAAATTCGTTCAAATACAGGAGCATTTAGTGAATTCACTGTGGGATCGAGCAATGCCCTTAAACTCATTGGTCTCACGAGTGGAGCTCAATGGAGTATTCTCACGAAATTCGATATTGATACTGCAAGTGCGGATAAAACATTCACCTCGGGTGAAGGTGCACAGAATTACGCCTTTGAGAAAGATGCAGGAGACATTATTGACTTTACTGAATCAAACCCATTTGGCGAAATCGGATTTAGTACTACGGTGGTTCCCTTCACAATTCTTTCCTATCGTGCCGATTCTTCCGGAATCAGTGCAGACTCATCTCTCTTTACGGCTGATACTTTCTAAACACAACTACATTTATGGCAAAACTAACAATTTTAATCGGATCAAGTGCAAATGATAAAACGGGCGATCCTTTACGCACCGCCTTCACAAAAGCAAATACCAATTTTACAGAGCTATATGCCCTGAGTCTTCCGATTGGATATGCCGTGGGTAATGGTGGCACCGTTACTCAGAGCACGTCTCGCACCACGGGTGTGACACTCAACAAATTGTGTGGAACGATTACGCTGTTTACCACAACGCTTGCGGCAAATACATCCACGTCTTTTACACTCACAAATTCAACGGTGGCCGCGGGTGATATGCTCGTTGTGAATCATGCAACGGGTGGAACACTCGGGCTTTATAACATTGCCGTGTCATCCGCCGCTGGGACTGCGCTGATTACAATTCGGAATGTCTCGGAAAGTGCTTCGGCAAGCGAAACTCCGGTGTTACAGTTTCTCGTCTTAAAGGGAGCCGTCACTTAATTTATGTTGACAGGACATTTTTATCACGGGCACATTCGCCGAATTGTTTCGGTGTTTGGTACTTTATTCAATAACATTAATGTTGTTCGTAAAGACCAAACCTCGAAGGTAATTTATAGCACGCGTGTGCCTCTTGCGTATGGTCCAAAGAGTAAGTTTCTGACGCGTCTTGATCAGCAGAAAGATATTACGGATGATACAAAGATTGCAATGAAGCTTCCTCGTATGTCATTTGAAATTACGAGTATGACGTATGATGCCACCACAAAGATCAATCGAAATAACACTCTGAGTGCAATTGATGCAAATGATTCATCCATCAAACACAACCTTCGTACATTTGCTCCCTATCGCATTAACTTTCAGTTAAGTATTATGGCAAAAAATCAGGATGATGCTCTTCAAATCACAGAGCAAATATTGCCTTATTTTCAACCCGACTATACCGTCACAATCACTGAGGTGGAGAGCGTCAATATCACAACTGATATTCCCTTTGTACTTAGTGGAGTCACAATGACGGATGACTATGAGGGTGATGCAATGACGCGCCGTGCAATTGTCTACACGTTGGACTTTGAAACACGTGTTCGCTTCTATGGACCCGTCACAAAGAAAGCATTGATTCGTGTTTCTGATATCAATTTAAATACAAATAAGACGACGGATACTCCGGGTGTTCTTATTCATACCACGGTGTCCTCGATTGAAGACACTCCTTCGAGTTTTACGGTTGTTCAGACCGAGACGGATTTTGGATTTGATGAATTGAACACGTGATTTAAGGCTTTTTTTATTATGACAACTGAAAAAAGCGGAGAATTACTCAAGAGACTGGAAGGAAATCTTCCAGTGCCAGTTCCGAGCACTCCGCTTCCTCCAAAGGAAGAAAAGGAGATTCAGGATGATTATGAATTTTCTCGCAGGACCTATAAGGATCTTGTGGATAAGTCAAACAGTGCAATCGATGGAATGATGGAGCTTGCGTTGCAATCGGAACATCCGCGCGCCTTTGAGGTATTGTCCATCATGTTAAAGAATACCTCGGATATGACGGATAAACTAATGTCACTTCAAAAGAATAAAAAGGATCTCAAGAAGGAAGAGAAAGGTGCCGCAACGGGAGTCACGAACAATAACCTCTTCCTTGGATCCGTGACTGACCTTCAGAAACATCTGCGTCAGGAACTTGTAGAAAAGAACATTACTGATACTACAAACAATGCAACTTAAAAATGCAGAGAT